AATGGCTGATAGAGATTGTGAGCATTGCAAGCACTATATGACATATGAACATAATGGCGAGATTCTTTATGCGTGTAGTGAGTGGAACTGTCATTTTGAACCAAAGCATAAGAACGAGGGTTTATATACCGAGATCACGATTAAGAAATACTCACATGACGCAAACGGAAATATTGAAAGTGCTGATGAAACTACTTACTACGTTGACAGCAAGGATAACAACGTAGTGGAACAAGTAATCGACAAATTCTGTATTGCAGTAATGCAAATGGAGAAAAAGGAGGTTAAGCATGAATAATTACATAATCTACATTTCAAAGAAACGTAGCCCAGAGGATAAGTACGGCATCTCTTGGGGACAGGTTGAAACGCTTGAATATGACGAGGAAAAGGCTAAAGCCAAATTTGATATGTTAAGGATTTTGTTTGGCGAAAACTTTATCCTGCATATGACTATGAGGTGAGCAACATGGCTAATTGTAAGTTTTGTGATCTTTATTATTTCCTAAAAAAAATAGAAAACCAATGTCGTAACGAGGGTGAAGAAAAGGCTAAATACGATTATACGGTAGCTTTAGTATCTCATTCATGGAAACCGAGCATCCGAAAGAAAAAGGATGCGGGCAGAATTGTTAGATATAGGCATAACGGTTTTGGCTTTAAGCTGAAATTTTGTCCTGAATGCGGACAGGAATTAAAGAGGCGTAAAAGATGAAAACACAGAGAAAATTACTGACGGATGAACAGAAAGAAAAAATCTGTAAGGCATATGGGTATCATTGCTATAAATGTCCGATAATGAAAGAATTTGATGATGGTTATTGGTGTACGATTGGTGTTAAAGAAATGGAAGATTTTATAAGAGAATTTTGGAACGAAGAAATTGAAATTGAGGTGGACTTATGACCGAGATTGACGAACTGAAAGCCAGAATTAAGGAACTTGAAGATGAACGGGAACATATTTTTGCACTCCTGAATAAGTATTTTGAGAAGCCCTGTCAGTATGAGGAAGTTGTTGACATTATGGCACATGATTTTATTGATACTGTTGACGGGCAACCTAATGTTAGTTGGTGCGAAGATCATTGCAAGCCGACAGGGTTTGAGGGTGATGTTAACTGTTGGAAACGTTTGATAGAACTTTTAATGAAGTGTGAGAATGAACAGATGGAGTACGGGAAGGAGTAGACAGATGATTAGTGCAGGGATAGCTTGGGATAAAACAAGATTTCAGGCAAAAATAATAGAGTTTAGAAACAATATCGACAAGAGCATAGAGAAGGCTATTTCCGAGGGTAAGTATGGGTGTGAGGTAATGTTTGATTGTGCCTTGCCTGATTCTGTAAGAAAAGAAATAAGCATGGAATTAAGAGAAAATGGATATGATTTTATAATGCCGCCTTACGAAAAACAGCCTTCTGATATTCCTTGCGATCAGGCAAAGTATTACGATTACTTGACAATTAATTGGGGTAGAGCAAATGAATGATTTGACGTTAGAAGAAATCCAGAAGATTAAGCACCGCTGCAAAACACCAAATAAAGGTGAATGGGAAGGCGGCATGGTTAGGTTTGAATGTCCCCTGTGCAGTAGGCACTTTTATGTTATTAGTTTAAGGGATTGGACATTTAAACGTAGGATAAAGACTAAATCCACGTTTCTGATTTACCTTTGTTCATACGGTTGTAGTCGCAAATACGATAAAATATTCGGATAACCCGATCTATATCAGTACCCGTTCCATAGGTGATAACGATAGTAACATCATTTATGGAGGGGGAAATATGGATATTAGTGGATTTAAACCGATTGAAGGCTTTGACGGAAGGTATTTGATTGATCGGGATGGGAACATCTTGTCTATGTATAGGTATTCTAACAGATTTATGGTTAAACTTGAAAAACCTAAACTACTACATCCTATAGTGAATAATAGCGGATATAAGGTAGTAAATCTATTTAAAGGTCATAGAGGGGCAGTTAAATATCAAGTACATAGATTGGTAGCCTTGACATTTTTAGATAATCCTGAACATAAAAAATGCGTATGCCATAGGGATAACAACAAACTGAATTGCAATGTGGATAATCTTTATTGGGGAACATATTCAGAAAACAGTACACAAGCATATGATGATAGCTTGAAGAAAGATGCACCACCTATTGCAAAGTTGGATTTAAACAATAATGTGTTAGATGTGTATTTGAATCAAACCAGAGCAGGAAAGGCTAACAATATACCTGCTTCAAGCATTAACGAATGTTTAAACCATGAAAGAAGGAAAACAACAAAAGGGTTTAAATGGAAACGAATTACAAGAATGGAATACGAGTATTACAAAAATATTGATAGATAGTCAAAGAAGGGGGAAAAGGGAAAATTGTGCGCACATTAAACCGAGGTTTGCCCCTGTAGATAGAAATGCCGAGAACAAGAGAAGATAGACTATTCTTTTTAAGTATAAAGATATGCCCTGTATGTAGACGCAAAAAGCTGTATTACGGGGAAAAGACCTGCATTGAGTGTAGGGCTGTAAAGAACGAATATAACATAGAGTATTACCAAAAGCATAGGGATGTTTTAAATGAGCAAAACAAGGTAAGGAACAGAAATAAGTACAAGGAACGCAAAGAACAAGGCTTATGTGTGGATTGCGGGATCAGGAAAGCTGCCCCTAACAAGGTTAGATGCTATATTTGTCTGGATAAAAATGCCAGAGATAGTCGAAATAAGCGGTTAAGACAAAGTGAAAGGGGTGTTTCGCATGGATGATGCAAATGACCTCTTGAATTTTTTTGAAAATTATGATAATGTATTAGCCAACTTCATACGGCAAGAATATGAAAAGATGAACAGACAAAAAATTCTTGACCAAACAGAAATATGGTACGCTACAGATGGCAGATGGAAAGCCTATGTAGATGTAGCCGGAAAAAGGAGGCTGATAGCAAAGAGGGTTAGGGCTGACCTCGAAGATGCGATTATAGAGATTCATAAAGACCCTAAGATCAAGTTTAAAGAATGTTTCGATAATTGGGTTTCCGAGAAATTGGAATACGGAGAAATCCAGAAACAGACTTATGACCGTTATACTGCTGACTATAAGCGGTATATACACGGGACAGAACTTGAATACAAAGAAGTAAAACGAATTGATGAACTTTATCTGGAAAACTTTATCAAGAGCAAGATAGCTGACGAACATCTGACCGCTAAAAATTGGGGAAACATGAGAATACTGATAAGCGGTTCCATGATATATGCCCGTAAGCATGGCTATACTGATATGCGTATAAGCCTGTTTATGTCGGAACTACAGTTGTCAAGTAAGATATTTGAACGTAAGGAAATCAAGGATGCAGAACAGGTATTTGCTATAGATGAAGAAACAAGGCTAAAGCAGTATATAACAGAAAACCCTGATATGTTGGGTTTGGGTGTAGCGTTAGCATTTATGACAGGTTTAAGGGTTGGTGAGGTATCAGCCCTTAAATGGTCAGATTGGAACGAGGATGTGCTGACGGTACAAAGGACAGAAATAAAATATAAAGGCAAACATGGTGAGTGGATAGAAGAAGTCAGGAACTTTACTAAAGGGCGTGACGGAATCCGTCCTGTAGTGCTTACGGATCAGGCTAAAGAAATCATGCGTAGCCTATATGCCTACACGGGTGAAAAGAATGACTACGTTTTCTTGCGTGACGGTAAACGGATTAAAGCTGCTTGGCTATCCAACAAGATAGAATCATTATGCAGATGTGTGGATATTCCGTTTAGGAGTTTTCACAAAATCCGTAAGACATACGCAACGAAACTTATAGATGCAGGTGTGCCGGAAAAAGTTATTGAAAAACAGATGGGGCATACCGAGATACTCACCACTAAGAAACATTATTATTTCAACAATAAGCAGGTTTCCGAAATCAAGGAACGGCTTAATAAAGTGTAATCAAATGTAAACGCACTGTAAAAGTGGTGTAAACCCTTATGTATCAAGGGTTTCCGTGATTTAAGTTTCGCTTCGAATCCCATTAGGTGCGTTACAAACCCTTATTTTTCAAGGGTTTCCAGATATGGAATTGATTACTGTAATCAAAGTGTAACCAAACAGGAGAGAGGAATGGCATATTTACAAGCCGTATGAAGGTTTCCTCTTGAATATGGTGTAACCAAAGTGGTGAGATCACAGGAATGTGGTCTTATTTTTTATGCCAAAAAATTGCAGAAAAAATGGGTAGACGCATCACCATCTACCCTAACCACATCACAAAATCCATTAAAGGAGTTTTGTAATTATCTGTATTGTAGCATACCCGTAGGCTAAAATCAACGTTTTTCTTTGTACGTTTTTCTTTATTGGGAGCTGCCGAAATTTTTAATGCAAAATTTTTAAGCCCCCCTATGTTAACGCTCAAAAATCCAGAATTTTGATTTTAAAAAAGTTGCCGATTTTGCCCCTGTTTTATGCCGGATTTGCTCATTTTTAAGCGTTTCCGCTTGACTTGCAAAATGGGATTGTGTATAATGATTATACTACAGATTGATTTTTACCCCATATGCAACACTTTTTTCTTCATTTCACTTTAGCTCTTGTCTTGCAGGATAAGGGCTATTTTTTCTTGTCTAACTGCTGAAAATTTCGGCAGGATTTAGACGGGATTTAGACAAGCATTATGCCTGAATACCCGATATATAAGCGGTTGCATATGCGTAGGAATTTTATTTCCAGACTATGCAGAAACTTTTGCTGAAAATGCTGCTGACTTATGATCCGAAAATTCCAGATGCACTTCCGCAGGTTTTCCGTCCTGTTTTCTTCCGAATTTTCAATACACATTTTCGTGCTTTTCTTCCTGTAATATGCACTCAAAATTCACAAGATTTTTAATGCCTTTTTTCTTCCTGATGCCCTGAAATTATAATGCCCGTTTTTTGCTTACTTTTTCCCTAATGCTCAAACTAACTTCAAACAGATTTTTTGTTTAAATCCGTTTCGGAACTTTCCCCAAAATTTATAATGCCCCTAAAAAGTACCCCCCCTATGTTTCATTTCTGGGGCTGAAATTTCGGAAAATTTTTTTTGCTCAGGTTTATACCGATAAAATGGTCAGATTTTACATTTTTGACATAATTCTGGCTTTTTTCCTGATACGCCGCCGGGCTTGTTGTGCTTGTGTCTACTTTTTAGGCATATGCCTAACACAACGCATTTAAACGGGTTTTGACGGGCTTTTCTCTAAAAGTGGTATATATTACCATTTGAAACAACAAACACGGCATAACGGGCATTTTATGACGTTGTAGCGGTATAGTATCGGCTTTTAGTCCTGTATATCCGTATGACTTCCAGAAACCCGGAAACCCTGTAAAAAGGGATAGCACCCTTTTATAATATGCCCCTGTAAAGCATTTTAACGGCTTTTAAACGGCTTTTAATATAATAGTGGTATAAATACCCATACAAGCATTAAAACGGCTTAAAATGGCTTATAATGATTTATAGCCTTTTAGACTATGCCGGAAAAATGTTCTTGTTATGATCCTTTTTGACTTTTCCGGCTGCCATACTTCCAGAAATAAAGAAATGTATCTGTAAAGCGTTTAAAAGCCTTTTACGGCTCTTTTTATATCTCTATGCTATAATATAATGGTATAGAGAAAAAACAGTTTTAAAAGGATTTTAAACGGGTTATAATATAACCGTTTGCACTAAAAAAGGACCTTTTAAAAGGTCCTTAAAATGCTATTATATTTTATTGCTTTTCTTGTTCTGTTTTTCATATTGTCAGCCCCTTTTTTAATATAATATAGTTTACTCTTTTTTACAAGTGGCTTTTTCTATCTACAATAATTTTTGTTGTTTTTCCTTTTTTCCGTGATGTATGCAACCATTTTTCCGTTATGAGCGGCGGCGGCTTTTTCCGTCTCCTGTATAGCCTGATTTACTTCTTTTGTGTTTTCAGCCTGTAAAGCTGCATTTTTTAAGATTGTAAAGTTTTTTCTTGTTATTGTCATGTGCAAAACCTCCTATATATTTTTATCGGTTATGCGCTCCAGACATAACAAAAAAGTTCTATAATAATCGTTATTATAGGGATTTTGTGCTATAGCTTTAATTTGATACAAGCAATCAATTAAATCAGAAATATCTTTTTCCCGGTTTTCCTCATAGTCGGAAAAATCCAGATCACAAGCCATTTTATATAGTGCTTGTGCTATTGTTTCGGGATCACAACAAGAAATTTTTCCCCTTGTTTCGTTGTCAAGTTCGATTTTTAAAATATCCATAAATTAACCCCCTTAAAATATAATTGTGTGATGTGGTTGTGTATATCCTGATTTTATAATCAAGAAAACCGCCGCCGGGTGACGATCCCGGACAACTTCCACCAATGAGCGGTTATTTTTTTATTTCCATTCTGCCGCTTGATATTCGGGCATTTTTGATATAATATAGCTTTGTAAAGTGTGTTTTAAATTAGTTAATTCTTTGTATAAATCACAATCCGGGATATTGCCCTCATAACATTGATATAAATAGCATTGTAAAGATTTTAAAAATTGAAAGTGATAAGTTAAACCGGCGTATTGTGTGCGATAAATATTAGATTTACTATCGAAAATTGTTTCGCCGATCATTTCAGCATAAGACTGTGGATAACGTGCTTTTAAGGCTTCTTTGTTCATATTGACAAGCATTTCAAAAATTTGTTTTGTCGATTTACTCCCGACTATACGCATTAAACCGTCCGGCATATCATACCCGAAACCATTGAAACCCGTTACCCTGTATGTATCTATCAAATTGGCTATATTACTTAATGTTTCATTACTAACCATCCATGCACTCATATTTTTATACCTCCTTTTTATATTTCCTCAATGTCTTTTTTCCAGTACAATTTTTCCATCCATGCCGCCGGGCTGCTGTAAAATGTCGCTTTTAATTTCTTCGCAAATTCAAAACCTTCTTTTTCGTAATATGCTATTGTTTCGGCGTTTATTTCTGTTATGCCAAAATCATGTTCGCCGCCTTCCATACAAGCACACCCTGAACCGGTTTTTTGTGATGGTATATATTCAAAAGTAAATACAACACCTGCGCCCCACATAGATTTTGATACTGCTAAAATATTATTGTTTGATGTGATGATATAACCGAATGTGTCATGTTTTTTTACTTTGTACGCCTTGCAGCCGCTTGTCTTTGCTGCCTGTAATGCTTCTAATACTGTCATAACTTTTTCCCTCCTGTTTTTGTGATGTGGTTGTGTGGTTTACATTGTTTCTTTTCTTGCTAATGATAATTTGATTATTTGCTCCATTGTTTCCGATAAAATCAAAAAGCCCCGGTTATAATTTAAAATCATTTTTTCGGCTTTTTCGTGATCTTCTGGAAATAATGCCGCCGGGTTTACAGTATCATTAATAGTTTTTAATGTTCTTATATACGGCATTTTTAAAACCTCCTTTTTAGTTTTTTCTTGTTTCTATGGTTATAATATAACACTAATAAAAAGCATTGTCAATATCATTAATAATACTTTTTATAAGATTGTGAAAACTACATAAAAATACATTGTCAAGGATATTAACAATATATGCAATTTGCACAAATAAAAAGCATTGTCAAGGGTATTTTTAAAGATATTAATAATATAAATTAAAAAGAGATTTACAGAAATATTAATAATATCATTGTCAAGGATATTAAAAATTGACTTGACAATACATGAAATTACTGCTATTTATAAATTATAAATTTAATAGGGGTTATGTTATGAGAAAAAAAGAAACTGACTTAAATATAATACAAGCACGTTATCAAAAACGGCTTGACCGTCAAAACAATTATAATAAAACAAAATATGACCATATAAGCATTATTTTAAATTCTGGAAGTAAAGAAAAAGTGTTAAAAGCTGCATCTAATAAGGGGTTTAAAAATGCAAGTGATTATTTTAAATACTTGTTAACTCTTGACGGGATTTTTTTAAATGATCCAGAAAAGGCAGCCGGAAAAGATCAAGAGTAAACTGCTATTAAAAACATGATATATAAAAGCCTATTCAAGTTAACAGCTTGACCGGGCTTTTTTATTTTTGGATATATTAATATTTGATTATAAGGATTATAATTAATTGATTATATAAAGGGGTTGTGTATATGGCAAGAAAAAAAATAAATAATCCAGATTTACAGGAAACTAAAAAAGAATCTGTAAAAGGGGTTATTGATGTAGTACAGAATAGCAATGATTATATATTAAATAATATTGGAGCTTACCTTGAATTTTTACGGGCTGAAATAAAACAGATAATTATTGACGATAATCTCAAATATAGTGATCCTATGGAAAAAAAGAAAATATATCCTGATTTCACATACACACAATTTTTATATTTATTATCCCGATTGTATGACCGGGTATATAGTGTAAACTTAGAGTTATTATGTAAGCCATGTATATATAATAATTATAATAAACCCTTTTATGATCCTGTAAAAATTAAAACGGCTTATGATGTATATTTGAGATTATGTAACTATTACGGCTATAACTGTAGTCCAGACCCATTTTATAAAATGGTTGGTATAGAAGAACATACAATCAGGGAATGGCTAAGCTCCGGTTATAGCCCGTTATACAAAATCATGCAGGAAAACGCAAAAAAAGATACTGTAGCACGTTTTGAGAATAGCCCGGTGCCTATTCTAAGATTAGCAGCAGGAAATTACAAATACAACCTTGATAAGCCGATACAGGAGCATACTACACAAGGAATAATTGACACGTTGCCAGACTTATTAGCGTTAACGGATCAAGAGAAAACGCCGCAAAATTAAATTGTATGTGTAAATGATACAATAATAAGCCGACAAAATACCATAAAAACAGCTATAAAAAACGCTCTAAGCCCTTATTTTATGCGGGTTTAGGGCTTGTTTGCTTTTATTGTAATATTTCGCTAAACTACGGATTATCGCAATTTTACGAAATAAAAAGCCGACAATTTAAAAACAATTAGCAAGCTACATCTTTTGCAATATGCCCGGCTTGCATTCTGGATTTTTGCCGTGGGGGCTGCCGTGGGGGTTTACAGAAACCGCCCCACCCCGCCCCTGTTTAGCCCCTTCAGTAGCGACAAAACAAAAATGTCACTTTCTTGGGTGACAGGAGTAACGTTAAGGATAGACCGAACAGTGATCCCCTGTATAGTATATATAGACCTATAGAGAATACTGATACCCATAACAGTAGTACAGGGATATATATAAAATAATATACCTACCGACAAAACAAAAATCCGCCCTTTCCTGTAGAACTTATACTGACAGTACAAAGAATGATAATCCCATAACTATACATACGATAAAGTTAAGTACATAACTGTACCTTACATAAAGTTTAAGAGAATATATATTAATATAATAATACCTTCCTGTTGCGAATGTACTCTTAATAGGCGATAACTACGCTAAAATTTAAACGTACAGATACATATCCGCGCCCATTCGATAGGTGATGATATGGATGTAGGCGTAGTTAAGCACACAGGAAGGTGGCAGCTTATGAGTGAAGTAAAGAGAACAGCAGGTATTTTAGGCAACGGTGCAATCATTAAGGCATTAACAGACAAGTTTGCCGGAGAAGATGGCATAGTCAGGTGTGTGTCATGTGGCAGGGAAGATATAACATGGCATCATGTAGTGCCGATAGAGATAGGCGGGGCTGATAAGATCAGCAATATAGTTCCATTATGCAAGGATTGTCACATGAACGTTCACTTGCAAAAGTCCATGACGGAAAGATTACATTCGGCAAGATCACGAACAGGGGCATTTGGTGGCAGACACAGGAGTATGCCGGAGAACTACAAAGAAATCCTGAATGACTATGTGTTCTGCCGGATAGGGAAGAAAGAATTATCTGCCAGATGGGGAGTAACGGTTACAAGCCGTAAAGACCCGACAAAGAAAATTCCTGTAGACATGGTTAGGCTGACAGGCAAGAGTTGGTATCGTGACTATCTGCGGGAATTAGGGATTGAAAAAGTGGAAAACCATGTTGACTTTACCGAGGATAAGCGAAATCCCAGAACTCACATCAACATTGGTGATTATGTAGGGACTATAACCTACAAAGATGGCAGAGTACAGGATATATATTATACTCCATTAGCCAAAGCAGAATGATAGTTACCCATTACTTCGACCATCCTTTGATATTCCGGCGCATGATAGGGGCAGTTAGATGGCTGCCCCAAAAATGTGTCGGAGGGCATAACGTTATATAACGTTATCAAATTTGCCCGTAAAGGGGTGTCAAAAGTGCAAATGGTATAAATATACCCCAAAGGGGTGAAACAGGGGTAAATGCCCCCTTTAAATGCGTTACAGACATATTCCACGGGTTAGGGAGTAGGTGACAAAAATGTTTAACAGTGCCAAAGGCGGGATTGACCGTTCTAACAAAACTATATTTATGACTAAAGAGAAATGGGAATCCGTAGTATTGGAAATGCCGGAACACCAATATGTCGATCCTGTGATGTATGCTAAATATGCCAAAAAACTTGGAATGGCATATAACACATTCTGGAAATGGTATCAGGTATGGTATGCGTGTGGAAAGACCACGAAGGTATTACCGTTCATAAAGACCGAAGCGGAGATAAGGGCGTTAGAGAATGACAAGAGAAGAAATCGAGAAACGTCTGAGCGAGTATCAGACTTACCAAAAATACAATGGCGCAAATGAGCAGCTTGTAGATGCCATGGAGTTAGCTGTCCGTTTGGCAGACGAATGTGGTGATCCTAAATTCACGATAGATGTAGCGCATAGGGCTATGAATGTCATGCGTGATTATATGCGGGAAAAAGCACATGGCAGTTTTGAACAGATAGAACAGTTATCACAGGAGAATAAACAGGGTTATAAAATAATAAACCAATACTATAACTGCATGAGGTATGCTGCGAAGTATGAGTTGGATTCATTCTGCCTGTATATCGAGCGTTACAGACCCCGTAAAGAAAGATTCTATGAACCCCGTAGGAAGATGTTGAAGATGGTTGTTGATGCCATTCAGGACTTGGAAGATGATAAACTTGACGAGTTATACCTGCATCAGCCGCCGAGAACGGGCAAATCGCAGATAGTTACATTTGCTACCACATGGCATATAGCCCGTAATGATGAACCGTCAAACCTGTATGTTACATACGCTAATCAGTTAGGCGGGGCGTTTGTGGATGGCGTTATTGAGATAATCAAAGACCCTACATACGCATTTAGTGATGTTTTCCCCGGCGAGAACATAGCGCATACGGATTCAGAAGCCCACAGGCTGAACCTTACCCGTAGGAAGAAGTATGCTACACTTTCGGGGCGTGGCATGGAGGCGGGCTTGAACGGACAGTTTGATGCTAAAGGATGGCTGATACTTGACGATCTTCACGAAGGCATCAACGAAGTGCTGAATCAGGACTTATTGGCTAAAAAGCTGAAATTCTTTAACAACAACGTGCTTTCAAGACAGAAACAAGGGTGCAAGATACTTGGAATCGGCACAATATGGTCACTTAATGACATATTCTGTACCAGACATGAGTTTTTACAGGCGGGATTAGCTGCACCGGGAACACGGTATAAGATTATCAAGATACCTGCCATGAACGAGAAGGACGAATCCAACTTTGACTATGATTTTGGTGTCGGATTCAGTACGGCTAAATATCGTGAGATACGGGCAAGGTTTGAGAATGACGGTGATATGGCTTCGTGGTCAGCACAGTATATGCAAGAGCCTGTAGAGCGTGAGGGTGCGGTATTCCTGCCTGACGATATGAAATATTACAATGGCATATTGCCGAATGAAGAACCCCTGAAAGTCACATTTGCGTGTGACGTAGCGTTAGGCGGTGACGATTACCTGTCATTGCCGATAGCGTATGTGTATGAGGACGGTTCGGTGTATATCGAGGATGTAGTCTACGATAATTCCGAGAAGAAGTTTACTAAACCGCAGGTTATCGACAAGATCATAGAGCATCATGTCACAAGCGGGTACTTTGAGGCTAATCAGGGCGGAGAAGGGTATAAGGACGAGGTTAATGCCGAATTGCAGAGTAAGGGCATCAAGATTAACCTGCGGTCAGAGTATGCACCTACTGATAAGCGTAAAGCACAACGTATCTGGGATAAGGCGGGGTCTATCCGTGAGTATTATTTCCGTGATCCGTCATGCAGAAACAAGCAGTATCGTATGTTTATGACTAACCTATTCAGCTTTAACTTTAAGGCTAACCAGAAACACAAACATCAAGATGCTGCGGACAGTTTAGCGTCACTTGCATACTTCCTTGAAGGTACTTGGGCTAATGCAAGGGTAGAAGCAGCCATAAATCCGTTCCGCCGGAAACAATATCTTGTATGATTCGGGCAAATATACTAAAAAAATACACAAAATATGCAAAAAATACTTGACTTCGCAGATTGAAGTGCTATAAGCAAAATTAGAGAGATATAAAATCCGATATATGCGTCCTATGCAAACTGTAAAGGTTTGCGAGGGCGTTTTTTCTTTTTAGGGCAATGGGAGGCGTAATGAACACACGAAGATTTCAGGACTTGGTAAAGGGTCAGTACGGACGGAAAACTGCATATGTTGACTTTTCAGAAGTTACTCCCGATAACATTCTGAAAATCATAAACAAGGGTGCATCTACGCTGAATTGGAACAGACCTGCTATCCGTTATCTGCATGACTACTACAAAGGCGATCAGCCTGTATTATACCGTGATAAGACCATTAGGGATGATATAAACAATCCTGTAGTAGAGAACCATGCGTTTGAGATCGTATCATTCAAGAACGCTCAGACATACGGCGAACCCGTACAGTGCGTCAGCTTAAAGAATGACGAGAAGATCAACAAGGCTGTAGACGCACTTAACGATTATAACCGTAATGCAAATAAGAGCCTTATAGACATAATGTGCGGTGAGTGGACTTCAAGCGTTGGAACGGGATTTAAGGCTATCCAGAGGACTAAAGCCCCTTATGCAGTTCCGTACAGGCTCATTGCTCCGTCACCTATGAACACCATAGTGGTTTATTCATCCATAACCTTTGAACCGCTTTTAGCTATGCAGCAGTTAAAGGACGAGGACGGGGAGCAGTATTATCAGTGTTTTTCGGAATACCTTGAATACATCTTCAAACAGGGCAAGATAACTGATACACATATCCATGCTTTCGGCGGAATCCCCATAGTTGAATATCCTAACAACGCTGACAGGCTGTCGGACATAGAGTTGGTCATATCCATGTTGGATGCGGTCAACGAAATCCAGAGTAACCGTGTGGACGGTATAGCTCAGTTCGTTCAATCATGGTTCAAGTTTAAGGATTGTGACGTTGACGAAGAAGTGTTCAACAAAATGAAGATGAACGGTGCGTTGGTTGTTAAGTCAACTAACGGTCAGGGCAACGCTGATGTTAGCCTTCTGTCACAGGAATTGAATCAGGAGGGTACGCAGGTTGGCAAGGATGATATTTGGAATAGTGCGTTGGATATTCTGGCTATCCCTAATCGTCAGAGTAACACGGGCGGGGACACCGCCGGAGCCGTATCGCTCAGAAACGGATGGGATTTCGCAAGGCAGAGAGCGAACCTGAAAGACCCGTATGTATGTGTTTCGGATAAACGGCTTAACAAGGTTGCCTTAAAGGTTATCTCACAGGCTGTAACTCCTAATCCTTGCGAGCTTACGGAAATGGATTATGACGTACATATCGTTCATAGTCCTACGGATAACCTGCTTGTCAAGGCTGAATCGCTTGAAATCCTGTTAAGGTCTGGCATACATCCGTTAGTTGCAATTAAGGTTGTAGGCTTATGGGCTGATGCAGAGAAAACATTTATTCAGAGCAAGCCTTACTTGGATGCTTTATGGCATACAGTAGATGATGCGATAGATACCGAGATTGCTAAACAGGGCTTAAATGGTCAGGTTGCAAAGGCTAAACAGATTGTAGGTGATCTGAATGGCAACACGAATAATTGATGAACTGAAAACCATTAAAAGCGAGATAGATGAACTGTCCGTCAGAAAAATCATCATGGATTACTTTGATGATATGGGAATCCCGGAAGAAGAAATAATCAGGCGGACTAATGCAGCTACAGACCTTGAACGTGTGATCCGAAATCTGTTTTTGCTTTCCCTTGCAGCCGAGGTTACAAGGGAAGAACTGATAAACAGGCTTATTTCGGAATACTCACAGATAGTCTTAGCGTATGGCTACAGACCAAATTATGCACACATAGAACGTGTGGCTGAGGATGTTATTGACCATACTTTAGAGAAGTTGGACGTAGAGTACATGACTTCCGAAGATAGAGCGATTACCATTGCGGAAAATGAAATTAACAATGCAGGTAATGGTGATGAACTTTTAGAAGCTAAAGAGAGTGGCAAAACGTTAAAAACGTGGAAGTCATTTCACGATAACAAGACACGGCAAACACATATAGATGTTGATGGGGTGACAATCCCGATAGACGATATGTTTCAGGTTGGCATGGCAGAACTTATGTACCCTTGTGATGAAATCAACGGATATGACAATCCAGAAGAAGTAATTAATTGTCGTTGCCACGCAGAATACACATGATTTTGGCTGAAATAGCAAAAACCCGGAAGGTGACGCATGGCGGGGTATGCTCCCGCTACCTTCCATCTTGCAAACAAGGAGAAAACAAGATGGAAGAATGGAGAGATATTGTTGGGTTTGAAGGGTTATATCAAGTCAGTAACGAAGGTAGAGTAAAAAGAATTTCGCAAAACAAACCTGCGAAACTGCTTAATACTCGACATAACATTGTGTCATTGAGCAAAAAGAATAGCAGAAAGACATTTAAAATTGATTTTTTGGTTGGGATAGCTTTTTTACCTAAAGCACCCATGATGGAGTGCCTAAAACATAAAAACGGTAATGAGAAAGATAACCGAGCAGATAACCTTGAATGGGAAAACAAAACCATGCAAGAAAAGGTTAGCGAGTTGATTATCAAAAGCAAGTTTTTAGGTATTGCAAATTGGAAGATAGAAAAAGATGTTGTTAGTTTTTCCCTTGCAAACAGTACCGAGTATGCAATTTGCGATATTCAAGATTGGGAGAAAATCAAACAATATCGGTGGTATTTAGGGATAAATGGTTATCCTGCCACACGGGTAAAAGGCAAAACGGTATGTTTACATCAATTTTTGATGGCAAGGGAAAAAGGATATGTTATAGACCATATAAACCGAAACAGGCTTGATAATAGACGAGAAAATTTAAGATACGCAAGTTTAAGGGTAAATTCAATAAACACAACAGCAAGAAGCAACTCAGGGCATCTTGGAATTTACATACTGAAATCTGGACGTTATCAAGCTAAAATCAGAAATTCAGGCAAAAATGTTTCGTTGGGAACATATAACACCCTTGAAGAAGCGATAGCTGTTAGGGCAAAGGCTGAGGCTGAATACCATAACCCAATTATTGAGAAAGAAACACATATTTAAGTGTTCTTTATAAATCTTGCAAAGCTGTGAGCGTAAATCAGCAATCCACAAGTGCAGAGAAGCACGTTAAACAATCGGTGGATAGGAAGGTCAATATATGACACGGGAGATTGCCAAAGGCGTACTTGTATCACTTGGAATTGAGAATCCTACTGACGAGCAGGTAACGAATTACCTCAATTCAGTAAACAAAGAAGTTAAGTCAGCAAATGATAAGGCTGAAAAGTATCGTACTGAGGCGGAAAAAGTCACAGAACTACAGAAACAGCTTGACGAGATCAATTCAAAAGGCTTGTCAGATGTGGAACGTGCAAACAAGGCAACGGAAGATGCCCTAAAAAAAGTCGCAGAACTTGAAAAGAATATCAAGACTATGCAGACACAGAAGCAACTTGCAGAATTAGGCATTGTCGGAGAACAGGCGAATACCTTGTTTGATGAAGATGGCAATGTCAATTTTAGTGTATTCGGTCAGATATTGTCCGATACCAAAAAGAACGCTGCCTCAGCCAGAGAAGTCGAACTTGCAGGAAAAGCAGGTAATCCCGGCGGACAGGGCGGAAGTGGTAGTGAAACAGAGAAATCTGTAGCCGAAACCTATGCTGAGGGTTATGCAAAGCGCATGACCGAAGGCGGTAAGGCACAGGGTGATGCAATGGCATCATACTTAAAATAATCCGAAAGAGAGGAAAAAGATTATGAATTTCACTTCTAATGCAGTTGAAATGACACCTGAAATTCTGAAAAGAAAACTTGGTGGCGAGTATTTAGTTCCCGTAACTATCGCAGCTACCGAATTTGCTTACACAGAAGTAATCAAGGCAGGTACTCCCATAGCTGCTGACGGTACAGTAGCAAAAGACACCGTAATTGACGAGTACACAAGCACAAGCAATGCAGTAGGCATCCTGCTTAATGATGTTTATGTAACTAACCCTAACGGATCACTTATCAAGGCATTTGCAGCAGTTAATGTTGCTAACTGTCCTAAGGTTGATAATGCGAGCGTTATTACTGACGCTGTTAAGGCGGCTCTGCCCCTTATTGCTTTTGAATAATTTAGAGGGAGGAAAAAAACATGAGATTAAGAGATGCTTATTCATCTAAAGCTATTGCTATAGTGCATGAAAATGCAGCAAGCAACCAGATACCTTATCTTGGCAGCCTTCTTTTCCCTGCTAAGAAGAAGATGGGTCTTGATTTAAAGTGGATTAAGACCTCAAAGGGACTTCCTGTATCACTTATGCCGAGTGCATTTGATACTAAGTCCACAATCAGAAGCCGTGAGGGTATCAAGATTGATAAGACCGAAATGGCTTACTTCAAGGAGAGTATGCTTGTTAAGGAAGTTGATGAGCAGGAAATCCTTAGAGTAAAGGATTCTGCTGATCCTTACGCACAGGAAGTCCTTGACCGCATCTTTAATGATGCTGAAACCCTTGTAGCCGGAGCAGAGGTTGTTCCTGAGAGAATGATTATGCAGCTCCTTAACCCTACAGGCGGACATCCTTCAATCAGTATTGCGGCTGATGGTGCTACATATTCTTACAACTACGATCCTACTAACAGCTATTCCACAAACAACTATGAGGCACTTACAAGCCATGCTTGTTGGAATGACCTTACTGCTGATTCTACAGCAGACCCTGTTAAGGATATTCAGGATGCACAGGATGCAGTTGAAACTCTTACAGGCACAAGACCTTCAATCGCTATCATGTCCCGTGAAACCTTTAACTATGTAAAGGCTAATCCGAAGGTTAAGAGCTATATCCTTGCACAGAACCCTACTGCAAACGTAATGATTACTGATGCAAAGGTTAAGGAATTATTCCTTACCGAGCTTAGCATCAACATTATCGTTTACACAAAGAAGTTCAAGACCGAGGCAGGTGTAACCACTCAGTTCTTTGCAAATGGATTTTGCGCACTCATTCCTGAAGGCGCACTTGGTAATACTTGGTTTGGTACTACTCCTGACGAGCGTACACTTATGGCTGATCCTAACTATGACACAACACTTGTTAAGACAGGTATTGCTGTAACAGTTACTACCACAAGTGATCCCGTACAGACAAAGACCACCGTTTCCGAGATCGTTCTTCCTTCATTCGAGAGAATGGATGAAACATACGTTATCAAGGCTTACTAAGCCGAAAGGGAGGCAGCCATGAAATATCCGTACACGGTTAAATTTAATGGCAAGAAATACTTTCCCGGCGAGGACGTTCCTATCGAAACTGAAAATACTGAAACCGTAGCGGTTACTGAGGAAGTAGCCGTTACGGAATCGGTTGAAGAACCCGTAGAGAACGAAGCCCTTGACGAACCGAAATCAGTGCTTGTTAAAAAGCCTGAGAAGAAATCAGAAACAAAAAAAGGCGGAAGGAAACCTAAAGCATAAATCTTTATGCAAGGAGGCTGACAGATGGTTGACATAAGTTCACTTAAAACACAGATAACAAGCCTCTTGGCAACGGAATTAAAGAACGAGGACGGTTACAATGTTGACCTTCTGGCAAATAAGGTTGAGATAGCCATAAGGGATGTAATGGCAAGGCGTGAGTATGGCAATAGCAACTACACGGACAAGAAGATACTTGACGAACTGTCTACAAGGTATTTTTCAACCATTACAAACCTTGCAAGGTACGATTACAACCAGAGTGGTGCTGAGGGTCAGAAAAACCATTCCGAAAATTCCGTATCAAGGACTTGGTACGATAGAAACAAGATGTTAAGTGATGTTCACGCATTTGTCAAAATCCTATAAGGGGGTGACGATATGCCTGACATTACAATAACGCTTACTACGTTGATCTCGATTATTTCTGTTGGGTGTGCCGTTTATTTCGGGATTAAGTCAAAGAAACGTGCAGATGATGAAGAAACTGTTAAAAAGGCAGGAAGTGTTATCAGACTTGAAGAAAAGATTGATACGCTGACTAAAAGTTTTTCAGATTTTGCTACGGACATAAAACTTGAAATCCGGGATATGCGGAAGAACTTTGATGAAGTCAAGACCGAACAGGCAAGACAACAGGCAACGATTGAAAGTATTTTAAGCAGATTGCAGAGGTTAGAGGGTAATTGATATGCGGACTTTGAGAAAGAATAAGCAGAAAATCTATTACGCTGAGAAAACCGCCAGAGAAGCGGAAAGCACAACGGACACAATAACCGTTGACGGGGAAACCGTGTATATTGACGAGGGCGATTACACGTTGTCTTACTCCGATCCGACAGCCGTATTAGCTAACATAAGTTTCTCCGGCGGTGATTCTATGGACGTAGAGTTTGGGTTAGATATGTCTGCTTATGACGCTATCATTGTTACGGATAAACAGGCATTGCCTATAACTGAAACAAGTCTTATATGGTTTGAAACAGAGCCACCTTCGGGTACAAATGACGGGTCTACAGCAGACTACAGCGTTGTGGCTGTAAGGACAAGCCTGAATCAGACCAAAGCTATCTTGAAAAGGCGTGTGAAGAATGGTAATCAAAGCGAAACTTAATTCGGCTGACATTAAGAGAATGGCTGTTGACGTAGAACGGTATCAGATTGAGTTTCAAATCAAGGTGCATACAGTTTTACAGAGATTGGCTGACAAGGGAATAGTTGCTGCGGCAATGTCCGTTGGTAATATGGGACGTTACATAACATTCTCAAAACAGAACGATCCATACGGAGTTACGGTTGTAGCACAGGAAACAAGCGTAATCATAGCCGAGTGGATAAGATATGGACATTTAGTCCACGCAGAAGTTTCACCCTTGCTTATGTCCGAGTTTGGTGCGGGCAGACACGCAATTATCTGGGAAGGTGTGACAGAGCATACAAATACTTTGCCGGACGGAAAACAGATAGGGCGTGGAACATTCCCTAACCAGACACACGCATTTGAGAATAGTTGGTATTACATGGATTTAAGCGGTAATTGGCAGGTTGCGTCAGGCGTTAAGCCTACAAGACCGTTGCACAATGCCGTAATAGAAATAATAACGCAAGTAGAAGCTACAGCAAGGGAGGTGTTCGGAAATGGCTCAGAGTGATTGGGTATTCAGTATCGAACCGAAGATTTACACAATCATTAAGACAAGGCTTGAAAAGTCTTTGAAAACCACTTATCCGAATCTGTATATCACTCAGCAGGAAAAGCTGAATGATGATACAAGCCTTCCGGCAATCTATATCAAGATGCTTGACAGCCCCGAAATGGGTGCTGATCTTGATAATACTACTGTTAATGCTTTGATGGCAACCTTTGAGGTTCACATCACAATAGCTAAAAGCGGTACGGATAACGGATTAGCGGGTATGCGCAAAATAGCTTCGGAAGTGTTGAGTAATTTTAAAAAACTCCGCTTTAATGTCATTTTCAGAGGTGAGATCAACAGAGAAACTTCTGATACCTATTCCTTTATTTCAAGGTATAGGCGAGTGATAGGGGCGGATGAAGAAATCAATCTTTAATAACCTTACAAGGAGGATAAAGAAATGGCAGATGCTACGATCATGGGTTTATCTACTTTAGGTGTTACCTTCGGTTACGGCGTTGAATCAGCAGGTTACGCAGGAGAGAAGCCCACATCTTTCACACAGCTTCACAGAATCAACAATATCGGCGGAATCACAGTAAATCCTGCTACTATTGATGCTTCGGCATTAGAGGACTATGTAACAAAGACCGTTGCAGGACGTGGTGAAACAGGTGGTACTTGGACTATCACAGTTAACTTCACAGACGAAACCGCTACTGAATGGGGCAATCTTATTCAGGCTTATCAGACCGCAAAGGCAAGCAACCTTAATATGTGGTTTGAAACAATCGCTCCCAACTTAACAAAGGCTTTCTTTGTAGTTGCACAGCCCCCGGAGGCTATACCTCAGCCTGAAATGGCTCAGAATGGTCTTATGACCGTTGAGTTCCCTCTTGTCATTGTTGACCCGAAGGGAATGGACACAAAGGTTGCATTTAGCTGATAGTCAGCTTTGCTTCATACAAACCCCTGAAAACGGAACGGGGCGGCGAAAGCTGCCCCTTCCCTTTAAGGATAACATAAAAATGTAATAAGGGAAGGTAAAACATATGAAAACAATAACAATCAAAGGTAAAGAATACAAGATTAAATTTGGATATAACAGTTTTTGTGACACAGACCTGTTGGATCGTGCATCCGAGATTATGGGAATCCTTACGGACAGAACCATAACCAAAAAGGATAGCGAATTTACAGTTAAGATGTTCAAGACCACCAGAGAGTTACTTTTTGAAGGCTTCAAGAAGTTTAACCCGGTAGAAAGCCTTGAAGCTGTCGGTGATCTTCTGGATGATTACTTTGATGAAGGTACAGAAGAAGATGCACACGGTCTGATGGACGTTTTCGGCATAGTAGCACAGGAACTACTTGCAGAGGGTTTTTTCGGCGATCTTCTCAAGAAGTCAGAGAAAGCGATTTCGCTGATGGAGGAGAGAGCGAAGAAGAACCAGAAGAAATCCCCGAAAACCTGACATACACAGAACTTTTTTATAAAAAACTGCTGCCTATGTATGTAGCATTAGGACTTACCAAACAGGAAGTCATGGATGCTTGCCCGATAGAGGTTGAGTATGTGTTTGAAGCACAGAAGATCCGTAATCGTATGCAGGACACAAAGAATTGGGAATTGGGCTTATATATTGAATCGGCTGTAGCTACGGCGGTTGAACATAACCTTGCGGGCTACAAAGCACGTTCCGAATATGTAAAAGAACCGTTTACCCATAAGATTGCAGAAGATGAAGCAAACGAGCGTAAGTTAAAGGATAATAACAGATTGCTTATGGCTACGCTTGATACATGGGCTAAAAATTGGCATGGCAAGCAGGATTAACGGAGGATTACACAATGGCGGATTTAGAAACCTTAACGTTACAAATAAATGCTGAATCGCAAAAGGCTTATGATGCCATTGGTAAATTGGCACAGAGATTAGATTCTCTTTCCGTCAGCATAGCAAAACTTGAAACGGGCAAACTGAATCAGCTTTCATTCGGTTTGTCTAATCTTAATGCCGTAATCCAAAGCATGAACGATAATTCCTCTAAGTGGGATTACAAAAGGATCGTTACTAACATAAGTCAGTTAGCACTTATCAATACTGCCGGATTAGATAACGTATCAGTTTCACTTAGTCAGTTATCGAGTTCTATAGCGGGATTGGCTAACGCTGCTGATATTACAGATAGCGTTAAGTCACTTATATTAGCATTGGGTAAGTTGGGTAACAAGAACATTACTAATGCTATCGTTAACATCCCGAAACTTGAAAAGGCATTACGGCACCTGTTTAACACTATCGGAAGTGTTAAGAATATTGACCAGAGCATTATTGATTTTACGAACAGCCTAACTAATCTTGCGTCACAGGGAAGTAAGATTGGTAGTGCTACACGTTCTATAAATAGTTCCTTAAATAGTTTCAGTACCTCGGCTCACAGGGCAACGAGAAGATCATTAAACCTTGCAAGTGCAATAGGCAAGATGTATGCGGAGTTCTGGATCGCTATGAGGGCAGCGTCAGGGCTTAAAAAAGCCTTTATGAGTGCTGCGGATTACCTCGAAGCATACAACTACTTTGATGTAGTAGCAGAGAAGATAGGTACTGATACATTCCATAAAGCGGGCATTGGTAGTGCTGACGAATACGCTGATGCTTTCGTTTCGGAAATGAAACGTAAGATGCACCAAATGTCAGGACTTGAATTAGACCTTGAAGATAGGCTTATCAAGACTACTAATGCTAAAAATCTTGGCTTAAATCTCACAGAAATAACTCAATATCAGGCATCTATAGCAAGTATCACTAACGCTATGGGACAGGCTCAGGAAGTATCTACTGCTACTGCTAAAGCATTTAGTATGTTGGCGGCTGATATGGGTTCGCTCCGTAACGTTGACTATGAACAGGTTGCAAGTAACTTACAATCGGCATTAACAGGGCAGGCAAGGGCATTATACAAGTATGGTATTGATTTAACGGCGGCTACGCTTGAACAGTACGCTTACGCTAATGGTGTAGAAAAAGCCGTATCGGAAATGACACAGGCTGAAAAGGCTCAGTTGAGATTGCTTGCGATACTTGACCAGAGCAAGGTTGCATGGGGCGATTTAGCGCATACCATTAACTCACCTGCTAATCAGCTTCGTATG